AGCCTTTCGGGCCCCGCACGCAGGCCGCGCTCCGCGCCGAGCGCATGGGCCCCGATTGGGTCGAGGACGCGCTTGAAAACTTCCGCGCGCATTGGGCGGCAAGCGCCACGCCCAATGCAAAAAAAATGGATTGGCAGGGCGCATGGGCGAACTGGCTGGAGATCGCCGAGAGGAAAGGACGGCCAAATGGACGAGGCCAAAGCATTTTCGCAGGCGCTTCCGCCTTTCAGCGAGCCGTGCGCCGAGATCCTGCCCTTGCCATGCTCCGACAGGCGCAAGCCGAGATCGATTCCGGCAGCGATCCGGGCACTGATCGGTGAGCTCGGCCTGCGCTATCGCCCGAGCTTACAAGAGGAGATCGAGGCGCACGCGGGGCGGCTGGCATTGCTCGCCGCCGATCTCTCGGATCTCCCGCCGCCTGCGCTGCGCTATGCAATCGATCGGTGGGTGATCGCCCGGCCTTACATGCCCAAGGCTTCCGAGCTCGCCGAGCTCGCGCAGCAATACTTGACAGCCCCCGCGCCCGGGCAGGGCCGCAAGGCGCCCCCGCCCGATGTCCAATGCCACGAGCGCAATCTCGCGCTCAAGGCCGCGGGCAATTTCCGCATGCGCTGGAGGATCGTCGGCGGCGCTTGGCAGGCGCTCGACTATCTGGAGTGGCTGGAGGAGCAAAGCGACGAGGAAAGCCGGGAGGCGCTCGCCCGGCTAAAGCGCGAGCGCGAGCGGTGGCAGCAGGACTTGACGCCGTGACGCTCGCCGCCGCGATCGGCCTCGGGCTCCTCGCTTGGCTGGCTTGCGGGCTCGCCTTCGCGATCGCTTTCGGGCGGGCATGCGGCCCGCGGGACGATGAGTAATGCAAAGCGCCTACACGCTCGGCCCGCTCGGCTGGCTGATTTTGGGATTCATCCTCGGGCGCATGCTCGACCGCAAGAACCGGGAGGACTGACAAATGACGATCACCGCCGCTGATAAGCTCGCCTGCGCCGAGCGCGAGATCAAGCAACGCGAACGGGTTTACGAACGGCTAATCCAGCGCGGCGATATGAGCGTCGAAAAGGCAAGGCGCGAGCTCGCGCTAATGCGCGCGATCGCCGAGGATTACCGGGCGCAGGCCGAGGGCGAGCGGCTGCTATGATCGCCTACGCTTCCCGCACCGGCTCGCGCCGCAATCTCGCCGCGCTGCGCTCGGCCAACTGGCGATTGCTCGTCTCGCGCGCCGACAAATGGAACACCAAGGGCTTCGAGCATTGGGCCGCCGAGAACGGCGCGTGGTCCGACAAGCTCGCCAAGCGCGATTTTGACGGGCCGCGCTTCGAGGAGTTTCTCGGCTGGATTGCGCTCCAGCCTTTCCCGCCTAAGTGGATCGCGCTTCCCGATATTGTCGTCGGCGGGCTCGATAGCCTCGCGCTTTCGCTCGCTTGGCTTGCCCGCCTGCGCGCGCACGATGCCTTTGCCGGGCAAGCGCTAATGCTCGTGGTGCAGGATGGCGTCGGGCCCGAGGATGTTGCCGCGCTGATCGGCCCGCTCCTCGGGATATTCGTCGGCGGCTCTACCGAATGGAAGCTGGCCACAATGAAACAGTGGGCGGCGCTCGCGCGGTCTCGAGACGCGCTTTGCCATGTGGGCCGCGTCAACACCGCCCGGCGAATCCGGCTTTGCGCCGCGGCTGGCGTTGACAGCTTCGACGGCACGAGCGCCTCGCGCTTCGCGGGCACGCTTTGGCCGCTGGAGCTCGCGCGGCAGCAACTCGACCTAGAGGCCTTGATCGATCGGACGGCAGCATGACAGACGCCCCGCTTTCCCCCGATGAATTTGCCGAGTGCTGCCGCTCGATCGTCGCCGCCTATGATGGCGATAAGCGGCACCGGCTATTCGATCGGCTGGTCTGCCTCCAGCTTGAGCGCCTCGGCTATGGCGAGGGCACCGAGATCTTTCGCCGGAACGTCGATCTGTTTCACCGCGGCGGCGGGGGGGCTGGACGCAAATGAGATTCGCCGAGCGCCTCGCCGAGCTCGGGCTCTCGCCTGAGATTATCGCTCAAGCCGAGACGATCGAGGATCAAGCCGACGATTTTCGGCGGCTGACACACGCGCGCGGCGGGCTCAATCTGACGCAGGCGGCGAACTTTCTTGGCGTCGGGCCGCGGCGCCTGATTGGCTGGATGATCGGCCACGGCTGGATTTATCGCAAAGGCGATCGGCTGGAGGCCTATTCCCCGAAAGTCGCCGCCAAGCTCTTATTCGTGAAAGTGCTTTCAATTCCGCGCGTCGATGGAACCGCGACAATCACCGCTCAAGTGCTTGTGACAGCGGCGGGCCTCGCCCGGCTCGCGCGCGAAATGCCCACCGACAATCCCAAGGGAGATTCCAATGGTTGAACTGCGCAGGACCGCCCGTGAGCCTTCGATGCTTAGGCTCGACGGTGCCACCCCGGGCGAATACGTCGAACGCTTCGCCGAGTTTACCAAGGGCAAGGATTCCGATCGGGTTGCAGTCATGGTTTGGGCCGCGCTCGAATATGCCCGGCTTGACGCCGAGTTCGTGCGCATTGAGGCCGCCCGGCTGGTGCACGATCACGCGAACCGGCTCGGGCTCGATCTCTTTGCGAGCCAAGCGCTCGTGCGCGCGATCAAAGCGATCGAGATCGAGTCGTGAAAGGACCGTTCCCATGGGGCAACTAATCCCGCTGAACGGCCCGGCTCTCACGCCCGCGATCGCCGAGGCCGCGCAGGAAGGGCAATTGCCCGAACTATATGTCGGCGCCTGCGTGGCGCTCTCGATGTGCGTCGAGATAGACGAGTGCAAGGAGTGGGCGGATAAGGCCGAGGCCATTGCCTCCTATGCGCGGCAAGTCAAAAACGATGAGCTCGGCAAGATGGCGAAGCGAATCAAGAACCGCGCAAATCGGCGCATGGGCGAGTTGCTTGAGCCGATCGATGCGCGCGGCGGCGATCAAAGCAAAAATGGGGACGCCCCCATTTTTGGTAGGCGCGAGGCCGCCGAGGCTGCGGGACTTTCCAAGGACCAGCAAGTGCAGGCGGTGCGCGTGGCCAATGTGCCCGACGAGCTATTCGAGGAGCTCAACGAAAGCGAGGATCCGCCGACCGTGACCGCGCTTGCCAAGCACGGCAAAAAGCCCCGCGGGCCGATTGTCGATCTCCATGGCCGCGACCCCCATGATTTTAATCGGGCGCTGCACTTCGGCAAATTGTTCTCCGAGCACCTGCGCGACTTGGATCGATGGGATCTGGACGAGATAGCCCCGTGCCTGATCGCCGAGGAGCGCGCGGCGCTTCGTCAAAATATCGAACGGATTAACGCTGCCCACGCCGTGATTTTGGAAAGGATAGGCCATGCATAACGCTGTAAAAGAAGTGAGCGAGATTATTCGCGGGCACCTTGGGCGCGGGGAACGCGACCGTGATACGATTATCGAGGGCATAGTCTCGACACACCCCGTTCATTCGCATGGCGCGTTCTGGCTGGCATTGGGCTGCGCATGGCTGCGCGACAAAATGCGCACCTTCACGGGCAAGTTGACGCGGCGCAATTCTTCGCAGGCCGAGGCGCTTTTGCCCGGCTTCGAGCATATGCGCGAAGCCTATTCGATCCGGCGCAAGGGCCGAGTTGTCGTTGTCCCGACTTATGAGTGCAGCAACCGCGAACTTCGCAGCCGCGCGCTGGAAATGGAAACCGGCGCCCGCGGCGAGATTGATCACGCCCGGGAGATTTTCGTTTTTATCGAGATGCGCGGCCCGGACGGCAGCGAGGAAATGGAGCCGGTCGAATAATGAGCGAGCCCGAGCGCCGCAAGCCGCGCCGCGCCGAGATCCTGCGCGAGATCGAGGAGCGCCGCCGCCGACAGGATCAAGCGTGCGAACGATGGCAGGCGGGCCGCCGCGCCCGCGCCAAGCAAAGGAGAAAGCCGTGAGCAAATCGACAGCCGCAACCACCGGGCGCGAGCGCTTCCCCGATCTGCCCGCCCATATGAAAGCCTTGCCCCGCGACAAGCGCGGCTTTCCCGTTCCGTGGTTTGTCGCATGGGTGGGCAAGGATCCGTTCTTTCCCGCGATCGATCCGCTCAAGCTCCATGCCGCGGTGGCGCGGCGCTTGTGCTGGGTGTGCGGGAATCCGCTCGGCAAGTTCCACGCCTCGGTCATTGGCCCCATGTGCGCGATCAATCGCACGGTCAGCGAGCCGCCGAGCCACCTAGAGTGCGCGCGCTTTTCGGCGATGCACTGCCCGTTCCTCGCGAACCCCCATATGCGGCGCGTGCCCCCGCGGATCTATCCGGGCGGCAAGCGCGGCAGCGAGCCCCCGGGAATCCATCTAGAGCGCAATCCGGGCGCCTGCGCGGTATGGATCGAGAGCCGCGCGCTCTTGCCCTTCCGCGTCGGCGACGGCCTGCTTTTCGAGCTCGGCGATCCCGAGCGCGTCGAGTGGTATTGTGAAGGCCGCCCCGCGCTGCGCTCCGAGGTTGCCGCTTCGATCGAGAGCGGGCTCCCCGCGCTTGTCGAGGCCTGCGAAATGGAAGTGCCTTCCAAGCGCGCCGCCGCCCGGCTGGAGCTCGAAAAGCTCGTGCGCCGCGTCATGGAAATGATCGAGGAGCTCCCGCAATGAACGATGAGCCGATCAGAATCGCCGAGGCCCTCGGCGGCAAGCGCAAGACAATCGTGGTCGAAGTCGATCGCGCCGAGCTTGTTTGCCGGATTATCGAGGCGAGCTCGGGGCATGCCCGGCCCGAGGGCTTGAGCGCTTCCGAGGCGGTGGACTTACTTGCGGCCCGAGATCCCGAGCCGCTCGCCGGTCTATTCGACACCGCCGATGTCGCGATCCGCTACGTGATCGAGTGCCTGGCTAAAGGAGTGCTGGAGCAATGAGCGAGCCGCTAATCCCCGAGGCCCCCGCGCTCTCGCCCGATGAGCGCGAAACCTGCCTCCACCTCGTCCATGGGCTCAACGCCTTTTTCAATCGCGAAGGCCACGCGATCAGCTTCGCGCTTGTCATGCGCGAATCCGGCGAGCCCGCGGCGCGCGTGTCCTACATTGCCAACACCGAGCCCGAGGAGCTCGTCGGGATGTTTTGCGGCGCCTTGGCCGAGGCCGAGCGCGTGGCGATCCTGCGCGGCATCGCCGAGGATCTCGCCGCCGCGATCGAGGAGAAAAAAGCCGAGGCCCAATGATCGAAAGTGAATAGAGCCCGGGCCCCGAATCAGACTAGGGGCCCGGGCCTATAGGGCGCCCCCGCAATTCGACCCGCGGGATCGCCTAGCCTATCGGGAGCCCGCGCGCGGCCTGCCCCCCTGCACCCCCCGGCTCGGGCTCCCGACTTTTCCCCACTTGACAAAGCCCCAAGCGCAAAAGTGTTCTTTCGTCGGCGATTCGCTGGTGCTATGTCCGCGCGCATGCCCCCCCGCGAACGCCCGCAAAAGGCCGAGCGAGACAAAGGGCCGAGCGGCGACGGTTGGAAGCGGGCGAGCTCCGCGACTTTAATCCCGGCCCATCCTTCAAGGGATAGGCCCGATGCCCCGCCAAGCTCCCGCCAATAGAGCCCGCTCCCTCGCGCGCGTCTGCAAGGCGGCGCCTCCCCCGGCTGGCGATCCCTTTGAATTTATCATGGCGTCCGAATCGGTCGATCGCATGGGCGACGTTATCGAGATCGGCGGGATCGATCTCGCGAGCTTCAAGGCAAATCCAATTGCGCTTTGGGGGCACGATAGCTCCTCGCCGATCGGCACGTGGGAAGCCGTGCGCAAAGTTGGCGGGCAATTGATCGGCAAGCTGCGCCTCGCCGCCGAGGGCACGAGCCCCTTGATCGATCGCCTGCGCGCGCTGATCGAGCAAAGGATCTTGCGCGCGGTGTCGGTGGGCTTCCTGCCGACCGCCGATCCCGAGCCGCTCGGCAAGGGCCGCGGCCTGCGCTTTACCAAGACCGAGCTTCTGGAGTGCAGCCTTGTGCCGGTGCCCGCCAATGCGACGGCGCTGCGCCTCAAGCACCTCGCCCCCGATCCGATCGATTCCCAAATTTTCGGCGCTCCCGCCGCGGCCCCCCCTTCCGTTTCGCGCGGGGCCCAAAGGATCGCCGAGCTCACCCGCGCGCCTGCCCGCCTGCCGAGCAAGGCCCCTCCCCCGCCAAGGACCAGACCGATGCCAAATCCAATTTCTGAAAAGATCACCGCGCTGCAAGCGCGCTCGATCGCAATCGATGATGAGCTCGCAGGCATTCAGACCGCCGCCGAGAACGACAACAACCGCGAATTTACCGACGAGGAATGCACGCAGATCGAAAGCCTCGGCGACGAGAAAGATTCTGTGGTGCGCTCGATCAATGCGAACGTGGCGATGGAGCGCGCGCTTGCCGTCAAGGCGGTGCCCGCAATGCTCGCGCCGACAGTCCCGGCGCAGGCCAAGGCCTTCGAGAAACCCGGGGCGCTAATCGTCAAGATGGCGGCGAGCTATGCGCTTGCCCACGTGATGCACCGCTCGCTCGATTCGATCGTCGGCGATCTCTATCGCGATGATGAGCGGGTTAAGGCGGGGCTCGATTGGGTGGCCCGCTCGGCGACCGACATTGCGACAACCACGCGCCCCGGCTGGGCCGCCGAGCTTGTCAGTGAAGGGACCGGCGCTTTCCTCGCCGACATCCTGAATCTCTCGGTCTATCAGGCGCTCGCCTCGCGCGGCACAACGCTGCAATTCGGTAACAACGGCACGCTTGTGATTCCGCGCCGCGCCGCAAAGGGCTCCATGGCGGGCACGTTTGTCGGCGAAACCGGCGTGATCCCGGTCAAGTCTGACCAACTGACGAGCTCGCTCTTTGAGCGCTACAAGCTCGCCGTGATCTCGACTTTCTCGAAGGAACTCGAGACGCTTTCGGCGCCCGCGATCGAGCAACTTATCAGGGATTCGATCAGCGCCGACACCACCGAGCTTATCGATTACAAGCTCTTGTCCGCGCTCTCGCAGCGCGTGGGCGTGCGCCCGGCTGGCTTGCTGGCTGGCGTGGTGGGGATCCCGAGCGCGGGCAATACCCCCGCCAATGTCAACACCGATATCAAGGCGCTATTCGGGGCGCTCGCGCAGCGGCAAAGCGTGTCGGTGATTATGCATCCCGATCGCACGCTCGGGCTTTCGCTTATGACCACGGCGACGGGCGACTACATTTTCAAGACCGATATTGAGAACGGGAATTTCTTCTCGGGCTCTTTGATCGTCTCGGAAAATTGCCCCGCTTCGACCGTGATCGCGGTGAATAATCCCGACTTTGCCACGGGCAATGGCACGCCCGTCTTCGATCTGTCCGATCAGGCCACGCTTACCATGGCGAGCTCCGACAGCACGCCTCCGACACAATCGGTCAAGGCCGATGGCACGCTCGATGTTGCCGAGGAAGTGGGCCCCGGGCTCGGAATCTCGGTCGCAGGCGGCGGGCAGGGCGCAGGCACCGCGGGCTATGAGGCGGTCTCGATGTTCCAAACATGGAGCACGGCTCTCCGCATGGTCATGCCGATCTCTTGGGGCATGCTTCGCGCTGGCTCCGTGGCCGCCCTTACCGCGGTCAATTGGTAGCAGCCGGGGGGGCGGGGCTCTCACCGGCCCCGCCCTTTTCTCTTTGAGCGAAAGGATCCGCCATGCCGCGCACCGTTTGGGCCTTCGAGCCGATCGAGGAGCTCGGCGGCGAGCTCGGCTATTTGTCGGTCGATGATGATCTCGCCGAGGAACTGATCGAGGCGGGGGCCGTGCAGGATCCCTATTCGCAAGATCCCGACTTTGAGCTCAAGGCTTTGATCCCGGGCTCGGTGCGATCCTACAAGCACCGGCAGATGAAAGCCGAGAACGGCGATCCCCCCGATCCCGGCGAGGCCGCCGCCAAGAAACGAGGCCGCCCCCCGAAAGGATCCTAGGCGATGGCCGAGGGCCCCGGCCTCCTCACGCGGATTCGCTCGGCGCTCGCGCTGCCAGCCCCCCGCGGCCCCGAGCCCCGCGCGCGCGGCGATGGCTCGGGCCCGATTATGCCGCTCGCCGACGGCGCGATCCCGCCAAGCTATCCGGCGAACTGGTGGCAACGCGCGCTCCCGACAGGCGGCGGCGGCGAGAGCGCCACGGTCAATGCCTGCGTCAATGCCTATGCGCAGACGATCGCGCAGCTTCCGGGCGGGCACTTTCGCGAGAACGACAAGGGCAAGCCCGATCGGATCAAGACAAGCGCGCTCTCGCGAATCCTGCGCAGCCCCAACGATTATCAAACCCGCTCCGATTTTATGACCAATGCCGTGAGCGATATAATGTTTAGCGGCAACGCCTACGCTTTCGCCTCGCGCAACGATCGGCAGGAAGTGGCCGCGCTCCACTTGATGCCCGCCAAGGGCACGATGCCTTACGTCGAGCCCGAGAGCGGCGCGATCTTTTACGGGCTCGGGACTAATCCGATGCTCGGCCAAATCGATTACCTCGTCCCGCAGCGAGACGTTTTGCATTTGCGCGGGCGCTGCAAGCCCGGCGAGCCGCTGCGCGGGATCTCGCCGCTCTCGTGGGCGCTCTCGGCGCAGGCCGCGAATATTGCGATCACCGGCACGCAGGCCGCTTTCTTTTCCAATGCCTCGCAGCCCTCGGGCGTGCTCTCGGCAGAATCGCCTTTGACGAAAGAGCAAATGACGCGGCTGCGCGAGGCATGGCGCGAGCAATCGGCGGGCGTGGCATCGGGGCAAGTGCCGGTGCTCGGCGGCGGGCTCAAGTGGGTGCCGATGGGAATCAATGCGCAGGACGCGCAGCTTGTCGAGGCCTTCGGCATGACGGTGGCTGACATTGCCCGCGCCTTCGGTGTGCCGCTGCCGATTATCGGCGATCTCTCGGCCTCTACCTTTAACAACACCGAGCAATTGATCGGCCTTTGGCTTTCGACGGGGCTTGGCTATTGGGTCGAGGCGATCGAGATCGCTTTCGATAAATTCTTCGGCCTGCCGCTCGGCGAATTTACCGAGCTCGACACCGACACTTTGCTTCGCACGCAGTTCAAAGATCGCATTGACGGGCTGACCAAGGGAATCATTGGCGGGCTCTATTCGCCCAACGAGGCGCGGCGCAAAGAGGGCCTCGGCGATGTCAAGTTCGGCGATGAGCCGCGCGTGCAAGCGCAAGTTGTCCCGCTCTCGCAGATCGATAAGCAACCCGCGGCGCCGACGCCTGCCGCGCCCGGCAATCCGATCGCCCCCGGCGATGCCCCGCCCGGATCTGCCAACGACAATGCGCCGCCCAAGCCCGCGCCCGATGCCGCGGCGAAAATGATCGAGGCCGTCGCCGCGATCGCAAACGACAGCCGCGAAGCGAATCGCGAATTGATCCTCGCGATCCCCGAGATTGTCCGCGCGCTTATCCCGCCGCCGATGCCTCCCCCGATGCCCCCGCCCGATGCCCCCAAGCCCGAGCCGATCGAGCCCGCGCCCACGCTGGAGCGCGTCGATACGCGGCAGGATATGGCGGCGCGCGAGCTCGTGTTCGCTTTCCAGATGAGCGACGGCAGCGCCCACGAAACCCGCGCGCCGATGCTGCCGGGCTTCCTGCCGAGCGATTACGCGGCGCGCGGCTGGAAGGCGATCCGCGGCGATATTGTCCGCGTCGGCGAGATCGAGCGCACCGCGCTTGTCGATAATCCGCGGCCCAATGTTTCGGCAGATTGGGCCGATCGCGAGATCCGCGGGCGCCGCGGGCGCGATGGCAAGCCCGGGGCTATCATTCGGGCCCCTGAGAGCCCGCTAGAGATCGATGTCACGCCGCAAGCCGCAATCCCCCCCGATGAGCTCGCGCCCCCCGAGGGCGAGCACGAGCCGGGCAGCGAGGAGCAAGATTGATGCCGCTCTCGCTCGACATTCTCAAGAAACGCCTCGCGATCCCGCCCGATGATCTCTCGAAGGATGATGCAATCACGCAGACCGCTGCCGTGGCGCAGGCGCTTTGCGAGGATTATTGCGACCGCAAGTTCGATCTGGAGCCCGACGAGGAAACCTTTTTCGGGCGGGGCTCGATTATGCTCGTGCGCCGCTGGCCTATCGCCCGCGATCCCCCGCCCGAGATCACCGGCCCCGAGGGCGAGGCGGTGGCATGGGGGCATTGGGCCGTCGATTATGAAAAGGGCATGATCGCCTCGCCCGATTACTGGTGGCGCGGCGCGAAGGTCGCCTATGTCGGCGGCTGGGATCCTTGGCCGCCCGCGCTGACTTGGGCCGTGCAGATCGCCTTTGATGTCCTATGGGCCGAGGAGCCGGGCGGCGGGATTCCCCCGGGGCCCCCGGTGGGCTCGGGCAGCACGGGCCGCTATTCGGTGGTCGGCGCCTTTTCGATCGAATCCAAATCGGGCGGGATCGGCGAGGCGGGCGCCAATGAGGGCGAGGGATGGGGGCCGCTGCCGGGCCCGGTGGTGCGCGCGCTCGAAACCTACCGGCGCGAATCTCGGATCGGGGCGGGATGATGGCGCCGCTTCCTTTCCCTTCCGCCGAGCAAGTGATCGCCGATGGGCTCGCGACACACGCGGGGCTCGATGTTGTCGGCGAGCCTTGCACGATCAAGGCGGGCGGCATCGATTATGGGCCGCTGCCGGTGTTTGTCCGCACCTATCGGCGCGAGGAGCTCGTGCCCGGGGGGCCGATCGAGCAAGGCGACTTTCGCGCAATGATCTATTGGCCGAGCTTCGAGGCGCTCGGCATAGGCCGCCGCCTTGAGCGCGCGGATCGGCTGGTGTGGCGCGAGCGGCTCTATTCAATCCTGCAATTCGACGATGCAACGCATTCTGCCGCTGGGCAGATCTTTGCCGTCGAGCTCCAGTTGCGTGGGTGAAACGATGGCAACGAGCGGATCCGCCTTGATCGATAAAATCGCGATCGCCGATATTGATGATCTGACGGCAAGCCTCGCGTGGTTTACCGAGCTCTTGCCGCAAACCGCGCACGAGGAGCTCGCCGCCGAGCAAGCCCGCGGCAATCTGCAAGATCCGACAGTGTTTGTTGACGGCAAAAAGAGCACCGAGGCCGCGGTCGATATGGTCAAGCCTTTCGGCGAGATCCAATATGTGAGCGGCGTGGGGCCGATGGATGCCGCGATCGCCGCCGCCGATGCTTTCGTGCGCAGCAAGGCGCCCCGCCGCACCGGGCATTATGCGGCCTCGCTCGTATGGTTCGCCAATGGGCAGCGCCGCGGCGCCGCTCCCGCTGCCCGCTCGGTCGGGATCAAGGGCAACGTGGAGCTTGTCGATCTCGCTCCTTACGCTTCGATGGCAGAGATTCAGGTGCCCTCGGGCGTGATCTATGGCGCTTATACGATGCTCCAGCGCGCGTTCGGCGGGCAGCTTTCGATCGGCTTTCGCTATACGCAAGCCGCGATATTCGGCGGCTTCGAGATCGGCCCGGGCAAGCCCGCGCCCGCGCGCCCCTATAATGTCCCGGTGCTGACGATCGGGAATCCGGTTTCCTCGGTAAAGCCCGGCGTCAAGCGCTCGACCCCCGGCTATAATCGCCGCCGCAATCGCAGGACTGTGCGCAAGTATCTGAAAGAACGGGGGGGCAAATGACGAGCCCGGGCCTGCGCAGCGCTATCAAGGCCGAGCTCGCCGCGCGCTGGAGCGCCTGCCCGGTGTTCGATCTGTCCGATTACATTTCCTTTGCCGAGATCCCGCAAGCCGATCTCGATTGCATGCTCTTGCTGCAATTCACGCCTTCGACCGAGCGGATCGCGACAATCGGCCCGCCCGAGCTCCATTCATGGCGCGAGCAAGGCGTGATCTATTTCCACCTTGCCATGCCGACAGGCGAGCCCTCGGCGCGCGCGCTTACGCTCGGCGAGGAGCTCCGCGCGCTTTTCCGCAATCGCCGGATCGGCGCCTATCGCTTGGATTTTTTCGATCCCTTTTCGGATTTTGCCGGTGCCGCGATCAAGCTCGACGGGCGCTGGCATGGCTGGAGCGCGCCTCTCGGATTCACAACCGAGGTCTGCGCCTGATGATTAGGAGGAACCGCTATGTCGTCCGCTAATGCCGTCGAGCTCGCGCTTGTGCCCGAGACGCAATATGGAACCACGCCGCCGCTCGATACCGCGCAAGGCGCCCGGATCCGCTTCACCACCGAATCGCTTTCGGGCACGCCGCAAACCACGACAAGCGCCGAGAACCGCACCGATCGGATGAGCGGCGGGCAGATTGTCACGGGGCTCGAAGTGGGCGGGGCGATCAATGGCGAGCTCTCGCCGGATCCGGTTTATCAGCGCCTATTCCAAATGGGGATGATGGACGCGAGCCCCGAGCTCTCGCCCGCGCCGCTCGTGCTCGATGGCGGCAGCTTTACCAAGGATGCGATAAACCCGCAGCTTGCCACGCTGGAGATCCCCGCGGGCGATCTCGAAGCTGACTTTGCGCCCGGCGATATGATTATCCTCGCAGGCCTCGCCGATGAGGCGAGCAACGGCGCCTCGCAAATCGTCTCGATCGATCCCTCGGGGCTCTCGGCGCAGATTATCGCGCGGCGCGAGGCGATCACCGCCGATCCGATTCAAGCCGGGGCGACGGCCACGCTCGCCGAATATGTCGAGATCGGCAGCGATATAATCTCGGCGACATTTTCAAAGGCCTATCTCGACGTTCTCCACCTTGCGAGCACCGATCAGCATTCGCAGCGCTATTCGGGCGGGATTGTGAACGGCTTCAAGGTAGATCTCGCCTATGGCGCGATTGCCACCGTCGCCTTTACGATTCTCGCCAACGGCTATGTGCAAGAGCACCCGAGCCTTGTGCAAAAGATCGACGCCGCGGGCGGCGATGTTGCCGAGCCGGGCACCGCCAATGTGCTGAACGCTTCGATCGATATGGGGCTGGTGACAGTCGATGGCATGCCGACCGAATACTGCATCGAAACGCTTTCGATCACGCTCGACAATGGCAACACCCCGCAGAACTGCCTCGGCAAGCCCGCCCCGACAAAGTACAACCCGGGCACGGCAAATATTACAATCGACGCGAGCATTTATCTTGCCGATCCCGCCTATGACCAGTTCATGCCCGCCAAGCTCAAGCAAACCCCGATCGGCATGCTCTTTGTCGTCTCGAATGACGACGGCGGCTATGCCTTCGAGATCACCGCCGCGCAGCTAAGTTTTCCCGATCCCAATGTTACCGGGCAGAACGCCCCGGTCATGATCGATGCATCGGGCGTGGCGAAAGTCGGCCCCGGGGGCTCCTCGGCGCTGCGCGTCTATTATTGGTAAAGGAGATGCAACGTGGATTTTGAGCGCTACCGCCTGCCCGCTTCGGTGCGCGTGGGCGTGCTGATCGAGCTCGAAGGCACCGAGGGCGCCCCTTTCCTCGTGCGCCTGCCCTCGCGCTACAACCGCGAATATACCGCGGCGCAGCAACGGGCGATGGGCGTCTCGATGGACGAGGATTTTAGGCCCGATTTTACCAAGGTCGATTTTGTCCGCTGGAAAGAGGCGCGGCTCGAAGCCTTCCTAGAGCACTGCGTGCTCGAAATGCCCAAGGGCATGACGCGCGAGCTCCTCGCTACCGAATACCGCCCGGGGCTGGAGGCGCTATTCGATCAGGCCTCGGCGCTCGCCGATATGGAGGACGAGGAGGCGATCGAAGTCACAAAAAAATTGAAAGCCTGATTGGCTGGCAAGCTGATTGGGCAGGCCGAGAAAAATCATATGACTACCTTGTCAAAAGCGGGCGCCTGCGCCCCGAGCACCGCCGCCCGGCCACCTTCGGCGCCGATTGGCTTTCGCAAATGTTTTTCGAGCTCTCGACTTGCCGGGCGATCGGCGCGGGCGTGCTCGGGCCGATCCCGGCCACCGCGATATGGGCTTACGTCGATCGCTACCGCCTGCCCGATTGGACGATTGACGCAATCTTTTCGCTCGATTCCGCTTGGCTTTCGCGCATGCGCAAGGCGGCGCCTGCCGATGAGTAGGATCTAAGGCCATGGCAGCGGTCAGCGCCCACGAGAAACGGATCGTTGAGCTCGTGCTCAAGGCGACGGGCGATGCCGAGCTAAAGCGCATGGCGAACGATCTGCGCGGCGTGAAGGAATCGGCGCAGGCGAGCCAAAAATCGCTAGACGATATGGAAAAGGCGGGGCGGCGGCTGGGCACAAGCCTGCGCTCGGGCCTCGCCGCGGCGGTGATCGCGGGCGCCTTCCACCAGATCACCGAGCAAGTGACAAAGGCCGCCGACTCGATCGCCGATATGACCGACAAGGCGGGCGGCGGCTCGAAGGCTTTCGCGCAATATTCCAAGGCCGCGCAGGAATTTAACGCCTCGCTCGCCGAGATCGAAAAGACCTTCGATGATGTCGTTCGCGGGATCACCGCGGGCATGCTCCCGGCGCTGATCGCGCTGGCAAAGACCTTCAATGCCAATATTCAATCGGGCGCCGATTTTGTCGCGCTCGGCAGGCAAATAGGCGGCGTGCTGGTCGATATCACCGCCAATGTTGTCACGGCGATTCGCTATTTCACCGAGTTTTTCAAGATCTTGGATCTCGGGCTCAAGGCGCAAAGCGCGGCTAAGGCGGGCTTTGCCGCTTCGCTCAAGTTTGAAGGCGAGAGCGCCGAGAAATTCTTTCAGGCGGCGGGCGATTATGGCACCGCCGCGCAAACGCGATTCAAGAATATCGGCAATATCGCGCGGCAGACCGGCACCGAGCTTCGCCAAGCCTATCGCGATGCGCAAACAATCACCGGCAAGGGCGTGGCCGAGCCCGGCAAGGGCAAGAAAGGCGGCGGCGCCAAGGGCGGCGGCGGCGCCGATCACGAGGCCGAGCGCGCGGCCCGCGAAGCGGCCAAGGCCGCCGCCGAGCACGCCAAGGCGGTCGCCGCGCTCAACGCCCAAATCGGCGAGAACAATTTGCTTATGCTCCAGAGCTTCGCGGCCAACGCCAAGCTCGCCGACGAATACAATCGCGCCGCCGATCCGATGATTGCCTATCGCGAGGAGCTCGAAAAGATCGCCAAGGCGAAAGAAAGCGGCATGCTCACCGATGAGGCCGCGGCGATGGCGCAGGACCGCGCGCTGCAAACGATGAAAGATGCGACAGTCGCGATCTGGGAAAATGACAAGGCCGTGCAAGAGCACAAAAAGCACGTCGAGGAGATTCGCGAGCAATGGGGCTTTGTCGCCGATGCCATGGCCGATGCGACATATTCGATAATCGCGGGCACCGAATCGATCGGGCGGGCAATGCGGCGCATGGTCGCCACGATCATTTCCGAGGCCTTCCGCCTGCAAGCGATCAAGATCGCAAATCAGCTTTTTTCCAAGCTCTTGCCCGGCTTCAATATCAAGAGCGCGCAGGGCAATGCCTTTGTGAACGGACAAGTGCAGGCCTTTGCGCAGGGCGGGATTGTCACCGGCCCCACGGCCTTTGGCTACTCGGGCGGGATCGGCATCGCAGGCGAGGCGGGCAGCGAAGTGATCGCGCCGCTGCGCCGCGATGCGAGCGGCAATATGGGCGTCGGGGCCGTCGCGCCGAAAGTTACCGTGAACAATTATGCGGGCGCCGATGTTGCCGTGCAGCACACCGATCAAGGCTTGCAAATCGACATACTGCGCCGACAGATCGCCGACGATATTCGCCGCGGGGGCAATCCCGTCGCCGCCGCGCTCGAAGGCACCTATAAAGTCGGGCGCTATGCGGGGGCCTTCGCATGACGATAAGCCCCGAGCTCCAACGGATTTACGCGAGCGCCCCCGAGGGCGAGCAAATATTCGAGACGCTCGAATTGCGCCACCCCCGCTTTAGCCAAGCGCATTACATTACCAACGCCCCCCTGAGCTTCGAGGCCACGCTCGAAACCGGGCAGTTGATCGCCTTCACGCCGCTGCCGTTCTCGGCCAAGCTGCCCGGCGCGAGCTCGGGCGGGAATCAGGATCTCGTGCTCGTGATCGATAATGTGGACCGCGAGATAATCGATGAGCTCGAAAACGCGAGCGCCGATCCGACACAAAGGATCTCGGTGATCTATCGCGCTTTCGCGAGCCGCGATCTCTCGGCCCCGGGCAGCGATCCGATCGCGCTCTCGGTCGCCGACATTTCCGCGACAGCCTCGCGCGTCGAGGCGACAGCAAGCCGCACCGATGTGCTGAATCGCCGCTTTCCCTCGCAGCTTTACGAAACCACCTTTTTCCCCGGGCTCGATCGATGAGCGGCCCGGATCCTATGCCCTCGGCCCCGATGCCCCCGGCCCCTTGGCGGATCGATCCCGACGATTTTGTCAATAATTGGATCGGCACGCCTTTCCGCTGGGATGGGCGCTCGCGCGAGGGCGTCGATTGCTGGGGGCTGGTTTGGCTGTGGCACCGCGATTGTCTCGGGCTTGCCCTCCCCGATTGGATCAAGGGCAATCGCTCGCGCGGCTGGGCGCACCGTATCATCGCCGAGGAGCACGCCGCGCATTGGCACAAGCTCGACAAGCCCGAGCCGCACGCCATTGTGCTGACGCTGCCCGCGGCGCGGCCTGCGCACCTCGGGATATTCTGGCGCGGCGGCGTGCTCCATGCCGACGAGCGCGCGGGCGTTGTGTGGCATGCGCTCGCCCGCTTTGCGGCTCGGAATCCCCGCTATGAGCTCGGGCGCTATATCGGGGGCGCCGCCGATGGCTGACGAGATCCCGCCCCCGACAATCGCGATTGTGCGCAATCCGCTCCAGCCCGCCCGGCGCGAGCTCCACGAGGCCGAGGAAGGCGAGTGGCTGATCGATTGGCTGCAAGCGCATTACCCCAAGGGATTCGGCGCAGGGATCACGCTCGCGCGCAATGGGCGCGAGATCGAGATCGCCGACTTGGATCTGCGCCTAGAGGCGGGCGATGTTGTCACGCTGCTAGTCCATCCCGGCGCGCATATTGCCCTAGGCACGCTGATCGCCGAGGCGATAATCGGCGCGATAATCGGCGCGGCCACCACGCTGCTTTTCAACCTGATATTCGGCAAGCCCAAGGGCCCGAGCTCGGGCAATGTCCCGCCGCCCGATCCGATCTATTCGATCAGCGGCGCGCAGAACGCGGCGCGGCTCGGCGAGCCGATCCCGGCGCTTTATGGGCGCATGTTGACCACGCCCGATTATGCCTCGCAGCCCTACGTCTATTTTGATTCCAACGATCAATATCTCGCGCAGATCCTATGCATCGGCCACGGGCGCTTTGTGCTGAATGACATTCGCGTCGGCACAACCCCGGTGTCGGCGCTGGAATCCAATGCCGTGCAATATTGGCTGATTGATCCCGCCACGCATGCGCAGGCGATCGGGCGGATCGAGGCGCTCACCGGCATTATGGAAAATGTCGTGAGCTCGCCCGAGGTCGCAGATCAAGAGCTCTCGGGGGCCCCGACAGATACCGGCCCCGCGACTGTGCTGACCGACAATGGCACCAAATTTGTCGCCGATCGCAATATCCATATTACCCACGTGCCCCCGCCCGGGCTGCTTTCTGTCAAGGTTTCGGGCTCGGGCAACAACGATCGAATCTATACTATCGCGGGCTATGAAACCGTGGGCGGCGTGGTCAAATCCCTGATTGTCGTGGAGCGCTCGATCTCGAACGAGACACCGAGCGGCACCATTACTTTCAGTTATTACAATCAAGAGGGCTCGACATATGACAGCGGCCCCTTTGTCACTTCCAAGCCGGGCGCCGATGGCGACCGGATAATGTGCGATTTTGTCTTTCCGCAGGGCCTCTTTGAAGTGGACGACAAGACCGGGCGCTTGCTGGAGCTTGGCGTTTCCCTGACAATCCAATTCCAGCTAGTCGCCGCCGATGGCTCGCCGATTGGCGGCTGGAGCGATCACCCGGTGTTCATTAGCCGGGCAAGCAACACGCCCGTTCGCGTTACCGAGTCGATCGATGTCCCGCCCGGGCGCTACCGCGTGCAAGTGCATCGCTATTCCCCGGCGCCTGCCAACGGCTCGCAATCGAATAGTATGGTGTGGACCGGGCTGAAATTCCGCCTGCTTAATGTCGCGCGCCCGGTCTATGGCGAAACCACGCTCCTCGCCGTGCGGATCCGCGCCACTAATGGGATCGCGGCAAATGCGAGCTCGCGAATCACCGCCGATGTCACGCGCATGCTGCCCGCGCTCGGCGATGCCGCGGGGGCGCTAAGGCCGAGCCGCGATCCCGCCGAGGCCTTCGCCGATATTTATTGCAATGCGACATACGGCGCGCGGCGCCCGCTCGCCGAGCTCGATCTCGCCGAGCTCCAGCGCTTGCAAGCGCATTGGGCGGGCGAGGCCAGATTCGACGGCGGCTTTGCGCAAAAATCAACGATATGGGAGGCGCTGACGATCGCCTTGCAGACCGCCGCCGCGGCGCCGCTGCCGCTCGGACAATTGATGAGCGCGGCGCAGGATGGCGTGAAGGCCTTGCGCACGCAGTTGTTCAGCGATGCCAATATCCGCAAGGGCTCGCTCTCGATCGGCTATTCTTTCGACAAGCCCGGCGATAGCGACGGGATCCGCGTTGAATATCGCGATCCGGCAACGTGGAATCAGGCCTATCAGCAGTGGCCCGCCGAGGCGCTCGATCCCGATGCGATCACGCTTTTCGGCTGCGCCGATCCCGGGCAAGCCTTGAGCTTCGCCAAGCTGCTTTGGCAAAAGCGCATAGGGCAGCGCAAAAGCGCGCAATTCGAGACTGAGCTTGAGGGCTTGATCCCGCGGCTCGGCGATCGCGTGGCGATTGCCGTCCAGCTTCCGCGCTGGAGCAAGGCGGGGCTTGTCGCTCGGGCCGAGGGCCTCACGCTCACGCTCGATGCCGCGCCCGAGTGGCCCGAGGATTGGGCCGCGGGCGGCTGGGTCATTGTGCTGCGCAATGAATATGGCGAGCCCTCGGCGCCGATCGCGATAAGCCCGGGCTTCGAGCCCAACGAGATTGTCCTCGCCGCGCTCCCGCCTTTCGCGATTTTCGGCAATGGCACGCAAGAGCCGACACACTACGCGATCGGCACCGCCGCCGAGCAAGTCGCCGATTTTAGCGTTGCCAATATCGAGCACCGCGGCGGCGCTGCCGTGGCGATCGAGGCGCTGGCCTATAATCCCGCGGTCTATGCGGGCACGCTGCCATGGCTGGAAAGGCCGATCTAATGCCGAGAGCGATCCTCCCCCCTGCCGTCCCGGCTGCCCTCGCAGCGCCGATCCTGCCGATCCCGAGCTTTACCGATGGCTTGCCGGTTTACCCCTCGGTCTTCCCCGTGGCCGATCGCTCGCCCTATTCCTACAACGTCGATATGGGCGTGCTGCGCTCCGATTTTAGCGCGGGCAATGCGCGGCAGCGGCGGCTTTACGACATTATGCCCCATGCCCTCGCGCTCTCTTTCCATATGCGCGTCGAGGAGCTTTTCGGCTGGCAAACGTGGGTCAATCAATTCGCCTATTCGTTTTTCCATTGCCCGGTCTCGACAATGTTCGCAGGCGAGCCGCCGATCCCGGGCAACTTGCGATATGAGATCCTGCGCTTTGCCTCGGATCTTTCGATCAGCGCCGACGGCTGGGATTGGATGGCCGTCTCGGTCGCCGCCGAGCTCTCGAATGATGCGCAGACCAATGCGCCGCCGATCGGCCTCGGGGGCTGGGTGGTCGGCGGGCGCCCCGATTTTCCCTCGCCCGATTGGGTGCGCGCAGGCTTGCCGCCCGATCCCTCGCCCGATTGGATCGAGGCGGGCACGCCTGCCTTTCCTTCGAGCTATTAGGAGCGCTTTGCCATGGCTGACCAACTTGCCCGCATGCGACAGATCGTCGGCTCTCCCGCGGTATGGAACGCCAATGATCTGACGCTCGGCGATGGCGAGCTCGCGCTTGAGCGGGTTAATGCGAACACTGTCCGCGCGCGGATCGGCGATGGCGTCAAGAAATATTCCGAGGCGCCCTATCTGAGCGGCCCGTTCGATCAGGCCGCCGCCGATGCCCGCTATGTCCAGCAAGCGCTAACCGTGACAATCGGCGGCGTGCCCGCGGCGAATAAGTGGCCGCGGCTATCGGCCAACGGCAAGCTCGATCCTTCGCTTTTGGGCCTGCCCGGCGTGCTCCATTACAAGGGCGTTACGGATCCGGCCTTGCCCCCGCCGCCCGGGGCGATCGCGGGCGATGTTTGGGCGCTCTCGCCTGCCGGGATAATCGACCCCGCTTGGGGGGCGCCTGTAGCGGGCCGAGCCGCAAGCGAGGGCGATCTCTTGGTGCTCGGCGATGCCGGGCAATGGGCCTTGATAACGGGCACCTTCGATCTAGCCGGGCTTGTGCAAGAGATCGATCTTGCCGGGCCCGGGGGCGCGGGCATGGTAGGCACTGCCAGCGGCGATACGGTCGAGGAGGCGCTCGCCGCGCTCGAAGCCGCCGACAGCGCGCAAGGCGCCGATATGGCAGCGCTGGAGGCCGCGATCGCCAAGCGCGTGGCTATTGTCGCCGATCGCCTCGTGCTTGCGGCTTTCGATCCCGCGCAAGGCGCGGTCTGCTATCTGCAAGAGCCCGGGCGCCGCGGCTTGTTCAATTATACCGCGGGCGCCGCGCCTGCCGATCCAAGCCAAGGGCTTTATATTGCCTCCTCTTTCGGCGGCTATTGGGCCCGCGATTGGGACGGCGTGCATGCGCGCGCCGAATGGTTCGGCGCCAAGCGCGGCGACAGTAGCGTGGACAATGCCCCGCCGATCACGGCGAGCTTTGCCCTTGCGCCGATCACGCAGCTTATGGCGGGCGATTACTGGACGAAATCGACGGTAATACTCAACGTGAGCTTTCGCTCTTTGATCGGGGTTGATTCCGACATTGACCACAACGAGGGCACGCGGCTTGTGCTGACCGGCCCCGCCGCGGCGCGCGGCGATAGCGTGATGCATGTAGGGCTCTTGGCCGAGCCCGCGAGTGTTTACGGGGCGGTGCAGGGCGTGCATGTCGATAATATCGGGCTCTTGCGCGATTATGGGACGTTCCGCCCCCCGCCCCCCGTCAATCCCAAGATAGTCGATTGCGACAAGGCATTCGTCGCGCTCTACTTGTTCAACTGCCGGTTTCGGCGGCTCAAATGCCAAGGGAGCCGGATCGGCTTTTTCATGTTTGGCTGCGTGGCGACCGACATCGCCGATTGCGAATATAACGGGCATAATGGCGACAGCACGAGCCCGCCGCACGATTACCGCGTGGGCTATATGCTCGGCGGCGATCGCCGCGTGTTCGGCTTTGCCGGGGCAAATGCGAGCCTGCGCGCTGTGCGCAATACGGCAGTGGTCGGCCCCGGGATCCTGCCGACAGGGATGCTCCTATGGGGCTATGCCACCGACCAGTTCATCGATGATTTTGAAACCGCGCAGATCGCTTTCGGGCTTGTGATCGATGGCACCGATCTATCGGGCGACAATAGCAATCTTGCCATGCGCGGGGCGGTGATCGGCGATCCTACTGCGCAAACCGATGTTCGGATCCATCGCGCGACGATCGACGCCCATAGCGCGGGCGGAATCCTGATATTGAACACCAACGCCCACGGCCTGATCGAGCTTCAAGATCCATATTGCACGCCGCTCGGCGACGGCAGCGGGATCCAGCTATATCAGGCGCTCGGGCAAGTGAGCGTGATCGGCGGGCAGATCGCGGCCTCGGGCACAAGCTGGGGGCTCAAGGCGGAATCTGTGGCAAGGCTTTTCGTCTCGGGGCTCAAGATCCGCGATCTCTTGCACCCGGTGTTTCTGGCGAATTGCCTGCAAAGTCAGATTGACGCGCAAGTCAATAATACGAATTACAATGCCGATGGGCCCGGCTTTGTCCTCACCGCCGCTTGCTCGCGCTGCGCAATCAAGGGCTCGCTCTCGGGCTCGCCGAATCGCTTTTCGATGGGCGTCGAGGCGAGCAACACCGTCGAATTTTGCTCTTTCGATACCACCGCGTTCAATCCGGGCGCGTTCATCGCCGTCGATGCCGCTTATAAAGTCCGCTGGAACGGCACGAGCGATGCCCGCAGCGATCCCGCATTCGCCGCCGCTCATAATGTGCTTTTGGGCGTGACAGGATAGGAGCCGAGGCCGTGGCCGATAAACTAGCCCGCATGCGCCAAATCATCGGCAGCACCGATGCATGGGCGGCGAATGATCTCGCGCTCGGCGATGGCGAGCTCGCGATCGAGCGGCGCAGCGATGGCAAGATCTTTGCGAAAGTAGGCGCGGGCCTGCCCTTTTCGGCGGCGCCCTATCTCGGGAGCCCGAGCACCGCCTTTACCTATCGCGGGAGCCGGGATCCGACAGCCGCCCCGCCGCCTGCGCGCTCGGGCGATGCCTATTCGGCGAGCGTCTCGGGCGTTGTCGCCGCCGCCTATGGCCCGCCCGCGGCTGGCCTATTTGCCGATGCGGGAGATCTCCTCGTGTTCGATGCCCTCGGCGCTTGGAATCTCGTGCCCGGGATCGAGGGCCCCCCGGGGCCCGCAGGCCCGGCGAGCACTGTCCCGGGGCCGCAAGGCCCCGCGGGGCCCCAAGGCCCGGTCGGGGCAACGGGCGCGAAAGGCGATGCCGGGGCGCAAGGCCCCGCAGGCGCAGCTTCGACGGTGCCCGGCCCCCAAGGGCCCGCAGGCCCCGCAGGCGCGGCGAGCACCGTCCCGGGCCCCGCAGGGCCGCAAGGCCCGCAAGGAATCCAAGGGCCCGCGGGCCCAACGGGCGTGGCGAGCGGCACCGCGGCGACATTTAACGCGGCCTGCACCGATGCCGATTTTGTTTTTCAAAGTGGCAACGCTTCGCTTGCTGCGCTCACCACAAGCGCGGGCCCGACTTTCAACGGCGTCCCGACAATCAACGCGGCGCGCTGCAATCTCGTCTCCGATCACGCGGGCGATGGGTTCTATTATTGCGCCAATACGCTGACGAGTTGGGCGATGGGGATGCTCGGGCAACCAAGCTGGTCCCGCTGGTCACTGTTCAATGTTGCGGGCGGGCTGGAATGTCTGAGCGTGCTGACTAATGGGCGAGTGGGCATCGGCACGGCCTCCCCTTTTGCCCCGCTCCATGTTGTAGCGCCCGATGGCTATATTTTCGGACTAAGCGGGGCGACAAAGGGCGTGCGGGTTAGCGCCGATGCTACGGCTATTGCGTTTCAGGCCGTCGATAACACGCTGAACGCCAGCTACCAGCCGCTAATGCTCGGCGGCAGCGATCTGCGCTTGTGCAGCGGCGGCACGACCGAGCGCTTGCGGATTAGCGCGGCGGGCGCCCTTGTCGTGATGGAAAGCGGCTCTAACATCGTCAAGGATACGACCGCGGGCTCGCTCAATCTGAGCGGCGGCACGGCGCTTACCGATGGCGGCGTTGTTGTCATGCGCGGCAGCACGCAGGCGAGCCCCAATCCGGGCGGCGTCGAGCTCTACACGCTCGGCACGCTGCGCTTCCTGATAACCAATCAAGGCACGATCAGGACAGCGGGCGTCGGGCAGACCGCGGCGGCGATCGGCACGCCCTCGTTTCAAGTCGGCTCCGAGCTATTCTCGGCAGGCCGATCCGCGGGCCTGTTTTTCGAGAATCGCGATATTGTCGCGGGCGCTAATACCGCATGGGGCGGCTGGTATTCCAATTCCGCGAACGTCCAGCTTTACGACAGCGGCGTCAATATTGGCGCCTTCAACCGCGCAAGCGGCGCCTATGCGGCGACATCGGACGCGGCGCTCAAGAGCGATATTGTCGCGAGCGCCTACGGGCTGGAGGCGATTCTCGCCTTGCGCGCGGTCGATTACACCATGCTTGGCGGCGAGGAGCTCGAAACCGGCTTTGTCGCGCAGGAAGTGGAGCCCCATATTCCCACGGCAGTTGTGGAAATGCCGCGCTCCATGGAAGGCGACGAAACCATGCTCGGGCTCAATACTACCCCGATCGTCGCCGCGCTTGTCGCCGCCTGCCAAGAGCTAGAGGCGCGGATCCATGCGCTTGAGAACAAGGTTTAAGCTGCGCGCAGATCGCCGCGCTTCCAAGCGATCAAAGAGGAGAGAGAAAGTGGACGACAGAAAAGGCGAAGACCGCCGCGAAGACCGCCGCGATCGGCGAGAGGATGATCGCGAGGATCGCCGCGGGCAGCGCGAGCCCGTGCATCCCGATCAGGGCCTTCCGAGCGGCGAGGGCAGCAAGCCCGACAACACGCTGCCCGCGCCCGGGCGCCCGGCGCCTGTTTATCCCGACAATGCGCTGCCAACTCGAGACGGCAAATGCCCGGTTTGCGGGCAGGCATGGGACGGCACGCGCCCCGATCAGAGCCTCCCGGGCAGCGGCGATCGGCCCGATCAAGGCCTTCCCGGCTCGCAGCCCAAGCCCGATCAGGGCCTCCCGGGCAGCGGCGCGCGCCCCGATCAAGGGCTCCCGCCTACTGCGCAGCCAAAGTGAAAGGGCATGGAGGAGGACTAGCAATCCTCCTCTTGCTCGGGGCCTGCACTACCACGATCGATGCTGCCCACGAGCCCGGGATCGGCACGATCATAAACCCGAATTGCCTTGCTTTTTGCAAATATGAGCAAGGAACCGTCCAGCCCCCCGGCAAGGCCAAGGGCAAGGGCCCGATCGAGATTCAGATTAGGCAATGAAACGAAAGCGCTCCCGCCTTGTCATGCTCTCCCCTAGCGTGGGGATGGCTAGGCTAGGGCCTGCGCGCATGCTGACAGTCTCGGGCACGCAGCGCCTACGGGGCAAGGAAATGACCAAGCTCAAGCGGGCAGTAGCCAAGCGCTCGGGCGGCTATTGTGAATGCCTAGCATGTAGCCAAGGCTCCCGCCTGCCAGCCGAGGAGTTCGATCACATCGTGCCCCTATGGGATGGCGGCGGCGATGGGCTTGATAATTTGCAGCACCTCAATAGGGAATGCCATGCGCGCAAGACCGCCGAGGAAAACCGCCGCCGCCTAGGGCTCGATGCCTAGGGCCCCGGCCTCCCCCTTGTCGGCTCCCCTGCCCTATTGGACAGGCGCCCCGCTGCTATGCCCGGCCCCGCCCTCGGCCCCCGGACCAGCCGAACGACAGGCCCGAGCATGGCAGCGGCAAGGGCCTCGCATTTGCGAACCCCTCGCATTGCGAGCCCCTCTCAATAGCTGTTCAGGAACGGGGGCTCGAAGCTGAATGTTCAGGGACGAGGCCTCCAGCCTGAATATTCATATTCGGGGGCGGCAAGCTGAATGCGGGGGGGCGGGGGCGCGTCCGGGGGCGGCTTCCGCCGAT